AAGAAACATAAGAACATTGCCAACAAAGTCAACCGTCGATATATTGAAAAGAAAATCAATATGCATAAAGATAATCTTAGTAGATATATCAAGGTATTGGTTGAAAAGGGAATGTTGATTCGTGGGCCTGCGTCAGATGAGTTACGCGTGAACAAGAATATAATACCTATAGTGATAGGTAATAAAGTGGTACAGGTTACTTTACTATTAAAGCTTAAAGGAGATGATGGAAATGACGCTGCAACCAGGCAGCATAATAATTTGGAAGGAGCATAGTCAATTAACTAAACTCTGGTACAGGTTACAAAACAAGCCATTACCTTTTAATATGTGTAAATTGGTATATCGTAATATAGAATTGATTAGTGACGATCATGGTTTTGATACAATGTTCAATAGTGAATGCATGGTATATGAACCAAAGAAACGATATAGCAATCAAGAAAAGTACCAGCTTAATGCTGTTAGGTTTAAGCGGTTAGAAGATAGTAATCTGCGAAAAGAGTTTGAAAGTAATTCACTAACTTGTTTGAGGATGTTAAACGAAGTTAGACCAAATACATTTGATATGTATACGGTAACATTCGATAACACCGGGGATAACAAGTACTATAAAAGAGTTTATGCAAAGAAAGTCGAATACTAGTATCTTTACGGAATTAGCAAATAAGTATGGTATACCTTATCAAGTGGTTGAAGTAATATGCAGATACCCATTTAAGTTTACTTCAGAAAAGATGCAAGATCCCGATGATATGAAAGATATACTATTCGCAAATTTGTTTAGATTTAAACTAAAGAATGAATATAGGAAAAATGGGAAAAAGCCCAAAAGTAGAAATAGGCCAACAGGGATTAGCGGAGAATGTGGCGATATGCGGGAATTACCGATATGCAGCAGCGACCCTAGTCCAGTGGTGTAAAGAGAAAAACTATCCAATATTCAGTGTACCTTTAGCAAGTATTGATTTAACACTATGCCCTTGGGATATATACAATGTAGGTAGCTTCATATACCACATGGATCGCGTAATGAAGACAGATCTCAAATACCCAATTATACTGAGTGATAACGGGGCAATATGTGACGGTTGGCATAGAGTTGCCAAAGCAATACTAGAAGGTAAAACAGAAATAAGTGCAATAAGAATTCAGGAAATGCCCGCACCAGATGGGGTACAATCAGAAGACTAAGACAAGTATGGAAATTAAATTTACAAAAGTACGGGAGGATGCCATTGATCCCATAATTAATACCGATGGTAGTGTATCAGTTTTTAATGTTGCTGCAGAATCTGCATTTGATGCGGCTCGTAAACCAGTGTTGGTTTATCGTACAGGATTGAGCGTTAATATTCCAGAAGATTACATCATGTTGGTTACTCCTCCGCGTAGTAATGTGACCAGGTCTATTTCTTTGGAAAAGGATATGATCCTGACTAATGATAACCCTTCTGCTATCGAAGATAATAAAGAACTTACGATCGAGTATAAAGTAACAACTGATGCAGCTCCTATTATGTATAGCAAGAATGAAGAAGTTGCCCGTTTATACCCGATACAGAAAACAACATTCACTATTACTATAGATGAATACGTTGCTCCTGCAGTAACTACTGATGACAAAGTTGAGGAAAAGATTGAAGAACTTGAAGCCGAAGAAGTAGCATGATACAGTATAAATTAAGTGAACATGAAGGCCAGCTCATTGGTGTAGACTTCGATAATAGGGTTGTGGAGTTTACCGGTAGCTCCAACGGTGACCGGGATTGGATGTGGTTCGTGGAAGGCGAGGGTAAGCTAGTATATGACGATCCTTATGATGGTTATCATTTTGAACAAAATGTGAACGAAGGGGATGTAATCGTACTGATATACTGGCTTGACAATGCCAGGAGGGTCGTAGTAATTCACGATAAAACCTGGTATAAACTGCTTAAAGAAAAAGAGGCTATCAAGGAGGAACGACAGGCAGCTCAATTGGCAACCGGCGATTCAAAGGAAATGGATGCCCCGTGTATAAGGTGCGGTAATCGGAATACCTCAAAATTTCAGTTTTAATGAAGCTATTTGATATACAGGGTGACCAGGTTATAATTCATGACGATACGCTAGGATTACCGTGTTTCAGAAAACTGTGGGAATCTGCGGAAAATAAGTCTAGAGCTACTGATTATATCTCGTATATCGTATTCAAAAATAAGTACAATAGCCCCTACGTTAAAGCCTATCCAGTCGAAGAACGAGGGGCGGTACTTAGAAAACGAATCTTTGGTGATGCCGATTTTAAGATTCCTCAGATGGTACTAGACTGTGAAACAGAGTATGTAGACTTAACTGAAACCTTATTCATAGGCTTAGTTAAGAACAGTAGGGATAAACTTGAGAGTATATCCAAATATTACAAGGAATCACTCAATGACGTACTTGATCCCGATATAATCAAGGTAATCATAGCAAGTATGAAAGAACTTGGGAACACGGCAAAGTCATTGGAACTCCTTGAAGAACAGGCTAGGAAAGAAGAATCAATGTTAAGTACAAAGATTCGTGGAGGTGCTGATTTGAACGTATTTGAGGTCCCCAATAGAAGATGAGATATAACCAGCTTATATCAAAGTAAACAATAAGTATAATCTACCGTTACAACGGTATAAAGCAAATAACATGGCTAATAAGGAAAAAACTGCCAATAAGAAACACGGCAAGGTTAATAAAAAGGCTAAGGTTGCATCACAAAAGACAAGCGAGATATTCTTAGATGAACCGGTTACTACCGTAATATTCACTAATCCTGAAACGGATTTGGTATATGTACACAATTTTGATTTGTACGGTATTAACCAAGCTAAACCACGTGGATTCTTCGGTAGGATCGTAGATTGGTTTAAACGAAAATAATTCATGATCGACTTTCACAGGAAAATCATAAATACCAATAAGTTTAAGAAGCCCGCTTTGAATTACATCGAAACGGGCTCTTATTGTTCTTATCCCCCAGGTACTACCGAGTACTTTGAGTTTTGGAAAGAAGAATCCCGTAGGTGTGTAGAAGGGTATACGGCAGAGGATGGTGACTTTATAACAGGTTACCATTATTTTTATTTAAACTACTGCCCTATTATGCGCATTGTTTGGGAGGAATCAACAAATAAATCAGGTGCAGTTAAGCTTATTAGACGACGTGTAAGTGAGTTTCCAGACTTCTATGACTATGATTATTACTTCTTTCAAGCCATACAAGAAGCTGAGAAACAGGGTAAACATATGGTTGTAGCTAAGTCCCGACGCAAAGGGTACTCATACAAATGTGCCTCTATGATGTGCCGCAACTTCTTTCACATACCTGATTCAAAATCATACGTATACGTATCAAATAAACAATACCTTACTCAAGACGGTATCCTCACTAAAGCGTGGGGTTACATGGACTTTGTAGATGATCGTACCGCCTGGGGTAAGAAACGTCAGGTAGTTAATACTACCATGCACAGACGTGCATCTTTCATTGTTACTGATCAGTTTGGTAATAAGAAGGAACAAGGCTATATGTCAGAAGTGATCGGGGTTACACTTAAAGATAATCCTGATGTAGTTCGTGGTAAAGCGGGTAAGCTAATTCTATTTGAGGAAGCTGGTTCCTTTCCAGAGTTAGCTGCAGCATGGCAGATTGCTAGGCCTTCTGTAGAACAGGATGGTGTTGCATTCGGGTTAATGCTAGCCTTTGGAACTGGGGGTGACGATAGTTCTAATAATATGGCGGCTCTGAAGGATGCATTCTACGCACCAGAGTCATATAACTGTCTAGGCTTCGAGAACATATGGGATGAAGGATTAACTGATAGGGATTGCGGTTTCTTTGTTCCACAGCATACTAATATGGACTTACGGGATGGCGATGGTCATCGTATGTTCATGGATAAGGATGGTAACACGATGCATGAGAAAGCTCGTGAATATATCCTAGCTGAACGTCAACGTGAGTTGATGAACGCAAAAGATTCAAGGTCTGTGGACCGTTATGTTGCAGAACGTGCTGAAACGCCGATGGAAGCATTCCTTGAGCTTACTGGGAATATATTTCCTAAGAAGGAATTGCAGTTACACTTAGCGAAGATACGTACCAATCGTAAATTACAGAATCACAAACAAGTTGGGGATCTAGTTAATGTAGATGGTCAATTTGTATGGCGACCTAAGAAGACTGGTGATATTACCACATTCCCATTAGATAAGAAAGCTGATACTACAGGTTCTATAGTAATATGGGAGCACCCCATGGCCGATGCACCATTTGGTATGTATATAGCTGGTTGCGACCCTTATGACCATGATCAATCAGGTACTAACTCATTAGGTAGTATTTTCATATATAAGCGTTTCCAATCATTGGAAGAATATCACGACATAATTGTTGCGGAGTATACAGGTAGACCTACTACTGCAGAAGACTTCTACGAGAATGTTCGTAAATTATTGACATATTACAATGCCAAGTTAATGTATGAGAACCAGAATAAAGGTTTATTCTCATACTTTACTAATAAACATTGTGATTACTTACTTGCTGATCAGCCTGATATACTGAGTGACATTGTAGCAAGTAAAACCATGGTGAACCGTCGTAAAGGTTGCCATATGACAAAGGAGATCAAATTGTGGGGTGAGGGTTTGATCAAAGAATGGTTGATAGAGGAGATAGCTCCGGGTAAACCTCGACTCACTACAATATTATCTGAACCATTACTTGAAGAACTAATCTCGTATAATGATAAGGGTAACTTTGACCGTGTCATGGCCTTTATGCAAGTTATGATATATCGGGAGCAGTTGTATAACGTTCAGATAAAGAAGAAAGAAGAAACTGAAAAGAATAACAGACTATTTGAAATGCCACTCTTTACAGATAAATGGTATGCCAGTAGTCCTGATACAAACACAACAATACCAACGTTTTCATTTACAAATTAATATATGAAGCATGCAATTAATTCGTTTCCTGTCCAAAAGCTACCGTTAGCTAAAAAAACAGAAGAATGGCGCAAAGCTTGTATAGACTATGTAATAAGTGCGTCGGATCTAGTTAATTCTGTAGATCTACCTGATGATGAGGAGATACAGAAGAACTATGATTTGTACAATAGTTTATACGATGAAAAAGATCTTAAGTATGTTACCAATCCATTCAAGCAGGAAGATGGCTTCCCGGCTATGGCGCAGGATTATAATATCATACGACCTAAGATTGATCTGCTTATTGGGGAAGAAACCAAACGTCCATTTAACTTTAGGGTTTGTCGTACAAGTGATATAGCTAGTAGTGAGATTCAGGACAATGCGTACAGCATGTTGATGAATTATGTACAGGCATACATTATGTCAAAGATGGGTCCTGAAGAACAAGCTAAGTATCAACAGGCAGCACAGACTGGCGAAACAATGACCCCAGAGGAAATCCATACTTATCTTACTAAGGATTATAAGGACATTGTAGAGATTACGGCATACCACTCCCTTAACTATTTAAGGAACAAACTAGACATTGACCATGAGTTTGTTAAAGGTTGGCGTGATGCTTTGATTGGTGGTTTGGAATACTACTATGTAGGTATTATGAATGGGGAACCTTATGTAGAAGTTGTAAACCCAAAAGAGTTCAAATGGGCTATCGGCGAGAACATAGAGTTTGTACATGAAGCCGACTGGTGTTGCAGGCGTACTCTTATGACTGCTCCACAGATCTATGATAGATTGTATGATAAAATGAGCAATAAAGATCTTGATCAATTACTTGAGCTCATAGACGGTCGTCCCGGTAAGAGTGGTGGATTTGGTCCTGATTCCGGTAAGTTGGATAACTTCAACCCAATAGCGACTAAGATCTACAGTAAGCTACCAAAAACTAATCCGTTTGCTAGCGGGATAGATGAAATAGTTGTTTATCACGTATGTTGGAAGTCTTATAAAAAGATTGGTTTTGTACTAGTTGTAAACCCAGATACAGGATTACCTGAAGAATTCCAAGTAGATGAATTCTACAAACCTACTGGGGAAGAAATTAACGTAGAATGGAAATGGATTATTGAGATCTGGGAGGGTTACCGCATTGGTGATGAGTTGTATGTCGGTATGAATCCAATTGAATATCAGTATATTGATGAATCATTGAACTCACAACGTTTACCATATACGGGGGTAATCTATAGTAATGCTAATAGTAAGGGTAAATCCTTAGTAAACATAATGAAGCCTCTCCAATATATGTATATCATATTGTGGGATAGGTTGGAATTAGCAATCGCTAGGGACAAGGGTAAAGTAATCAATGTGGATATTACACAGATACCTAAATCAATGGGTATTGATCCAGCTAAGTGGTTGCACTATCTGTCTGCAGTAGGTGTAAACTTTATTAATCCGTACGAAGAAGGCTGGGATATACCTGGTCGTGAGGGTGGTAAAGCTGCCGCATATAATCAGATGTCTTCACAAGACTTGAGTATGTCTAACACTATAGTAGGTTATATACAACTCATGGATAAAATTGAATCCATGGTTGGTGAAATATCTGGTGTATCAGCTCAACGTCAAGGTGCAATCTCAAGTAACGAATTAGTAGGTAACGTAGAACGTTCTGTAATGCAGTCTGCTCATATTACTGAACCGTTATTCTGGATGCACAATCAAGTTAAGAAGCACGTACTAATAATGTTGCTTAATACTGCTAAATCAGTATGGGGTAAGAATGATCGTAAGTACTTGCATTACATACTCGATGATACTACTAGAACATTCTTAGAGTTATCCGATGAGTTTCCTTATGAAACATTTGACGTGTTTATCACAGATAGCACTAAGGAAAATATGGCAATTGAACAGATCAAACAACTTGTTCAACCGGCTATGCAGAATGGGGCTAGTATCATGGATGTGATAGATATTCTTACTACAGATAATGTAGCGATGCTTAAACAGAAGATGGAGGAAATTGATACAGCTCGTCAGGAACGTGAGCAGGCAATGTTTGAACGTGAACAACAGGTTCAGATACAGATTGAACAGATGCGCGCAGAACTTGCACAGCAGGAACTTCTTGATAAACAAGCTGATCGTGATCTCGCTAAGTATAAGATTGATACTGAAAATGCCACTAAGATTACTATAGCGGAACTCGGTGCATATCGTGGTAAAGCTGAAATGGATCAGGATGGGAATGGTATTGCAGATCCTATCGAGATTGCAGAACAAGCTCTCAATCAACGTAAGATTGATGCCGAGATAGGTCAGAAGAATCTAGACGCACAGTTGAAATTACGTGAATCTGAAAGTAAACGTCAACTTGAACAGTCTAAACTTAAAGCTCAAGAACGTGTAGAACAGAATAAATCTACTATCGAGAAACGTAAGTTGGCATTAGAGGAAAAGAAGATTAAAGCAGCTGAAAAACTACAGCGCATGAAAGATCAAGCTGCATTGGAACGTGAAAAAATAAAGGCCAGAACGGCATTAAAGAACAGAGTTTCAGGAGAAAAATAATATGAAAAACGTACTATTATATGCCTGGCAGCTTCCTCAGAATCTGCTGGGCTTGGTACTGCGGGGTATATACAAAGGTAATGACACACAGTACAAAGATTTGTTGGTAAGACTGTCTAAGAAAATGAAAGGTGGTATATCACTGGGTAAATATGTCATTGCTAGTAAAACACTCAGCGAAGAAGGATTGCAGCATGAATGGGGACACAGTAGACAATCACGTATACTTGGGCCATTGTACCTGTTGGCTGTCGGGTTACCGTCAGTATTGACAGCTAGCGTGCATAACGCATACAACTGTGAAGGTAAAGCCAATTGGTTTTACTTTGGGAAATATCACGAAAATTGGGCAGATAAACTCGCAGAAATTCCGCAAGATTTC